GGCTGGGGTTTTCACTACAGGGTGCCGATTATTCGGCATCGCCCTCAAACTCGATGCCTTCCGACTTAAGCCAGTCGGCGACACATTCCACGATCGTTGGAAACCGATCGTCTTGGAATGCTTCCTGTACCGCATCGCACATGGACTCGAAACCCTCATGATTGTAGGCGCTGAGGAGGAGGGTTGCGAGGGTTTTAGGTTCGCCCTTGCCCTCCCCTTTGCTTTTCTTGCCCTTGCGATCGGGGTTCCAGTCGATGATGGGCTCGCCCGATTTAACGTGCATCTTCAACGTGCGCAGGTAGTTGCCCGCAGTGCCCTTTGCAAGGGGTTTCGGGGCATTTACGAGGGCATCGACGAACGCGGTAGCGATCGGGCATTTGCCCTGCCGTCCGACGATAACGCCAGCACTGTGCAATTCCAGAACGTGCACGTTCCAGGCATCGCGGCATGACGCTGCCGTGTCCATTGCGTCGCGGTAGGCGAGGGCATGGGATGCGATCGAGGCGCCGATCGCTGCGTGTGTCATGGTCTTGGCCATGGCCGATTCCTTTATATGTCGCATTGACCCGTGAATCGAAGTGTTCCGGCCGTCGCTGCAACATGTGTGAAGTATGCGCCTATGCACTATGCCTTGCATGAGATAGCAGGCATTCATACCGTATTAGATTGCATGGACAGTCCGGGCGTCCTGCGCCACGCGACGAGCCCCCCACGCCATGCGCGATCGGTCGGAGAGGCTGGAGCGACCCCCACCCCCCGGATTTGGGTTAGGGTCCCCCGGGCGCGGCTACGGGCACTAATCTGCACATTCCACAACACTTCCCCAACCAAAACCCCCCACATTACTGTATATTTGTACACCCCCCTACCCCCTTCTGTTTTTTCCCAGCAGCCCTGCGTAACTTCTTATAGAAACACCCCCCTATTGGAGTCCCAAACCTCCTGTTATCATCCACCCCATTATTTGTAGCCACAAACCGCTACCATGATCCTCGTCACACCTGAATTGAATGTGCCACTCCCCGCTTCCATGTCTGCACAGGAAGCCAAGTCCATTCACGAAGCAGCCCTGCGTGCGTTTAACACCGTGGGGTTTTTGCAGGAGATGGGTGCAGACCTCGATCCCAACCCGACAGAAGCAGATCGCAAGGAAGCCCACGCCCTGTTCAACAATGCTGAACACGCGTCTCTTGATCCTCTGACCCCGGGTAAGGCACTCCTGCTGCATTCAATCCTGACCGAGTACGACGTTGAGGTCGTGCGAAATTCGGCTCAGGTACGCAACTACGTCAAGATGCGTCTGTTGGAGTTAACTGACTCCAAGAAAGAGGCCGTGCAACTCAAGGCGCTGGAACTGCTGGGCAAGATGTCCGATGTGCAGGCGTTCTCCGAACGCTTGGAAGTCAACATCACCCACCGTCCAACTGCTGATCTTGAGGCTGAATTGGCTAGTAAGTTGTCCTCTTATATGAAGGACATCATTGATGTGGACGCCACAGAGTCTGTACGCCCCGACCGTGCCGAGTTGCAGGCGTTGGAGAATGCCCCTGCCGTGCAGGTGATTGATGTGGATGCCGAATTGGGTCTGGTTGGCAACGAGTTGGACGACGACCAATGACAGCCATGGCTGCTGTGATTGAGCAGTTGCACAAACTGTCTCCAGATCAACTGCAAAAACTGATTAGTAAGCTGCCGTCCGATGAGCGGGAAGCGGTTACGGGCATTATTGATGAGTTGAACCTGCGTAAAACCCGTAAACGGGTGGCAGATGACTTCATGGAATACGTCCAGCAGGTCTGGCCGTCGTTTATTCATGGGCAACACCACGCCAGAATGGCCCGTGCGTTTGAGGAAGTAGCCCGAGGGGACTGCAAACGACTGATTGTGAACATGCCGCCACGGCATACCAAGTCAGAATTCGCCTCATACCTGCTGCCGTCGTGGTTTTTCGGTAAATTTCCCAACAAAAAGATCATCCAAACCAGCCATACCGCTGAATTGGCGGTTGGTTTCGGTCGTAAAGTGCGAAATTTGGTGGATTCTGAGGTTTACAAGCGACTTTTTCCGGCTTTGGACCTGCAAAGCGACTCGAAAGCGGCTGGAAGGTGGAATACCAACTTCGGTGGCGAGTATTTCGCTATCGGTGTGGGGGGTGCAGTGACCGGTAAGGGTGCTGACCTGCTGATTATTGACGACCCGCACTCGGAACAAGAGGCTACGCTGGCCGAAGTGAACCCGGAGATCTACGACAAGACCTATGAGTGGTACACCTCGGGTCCTCGGCAGCGTTTGCAGCCGGGTGGGTCTATCGTGATCGTGATGACTCGCTGGTCAAAGCGGGATCTGACCGCTCAGGTGCTTAAAAGTGCCGCTCAGCGGGGTGGGGAAGAGTGGAAGGTCATTGAGTTTCCTGCGCTGCTGCCCAGTGGCAGGCCGTTGTGGCCCGAGTTCTGGAGTGAGGCGGAACTCAACGCGCTTAAAGAAGAACTGCCGAACTCAAAGTGGCAGGCTCAGTACCAGCAGAGCCCCACCTCAGAGGCAGGTGCCATCGTCAAGCGCGAGTGGTGGCGTATCTGGGAGCATGACTCCCCGCCCCAGTGCGAGTTCATTATTCAGTCGTGGGACACGGCGTTCCTGAAGACCGAACGGTCGGACTATTCCGCATGCACAACGTGGGGGGTGTTTTACCGGGAGGACGACACGGGTATCCCCCGTGCCAATATCATCTTGCTCAACGCGTTCAAAAAGCGGATGGAGTTCCCGGAACTGAAGCAGCGGGCGTTTGAAGAATTCAAGTCATGGGAAGTCGATAGTCTGATTGTCGAGGCCAAGGCGGCGGGTTCACCACTGATTTTTGAACTGCGGGCTATGGGTATTCCTGTGCAGGAGTTCACGCCGAGTAAGGGAAACGATAAGATCGCCCGCTTGAACGCAGTAGCGGACATATTTGCGTCCGGTATGGTTTGGGTGCCTAATACTCATTGGGCTGAGGAACTGATGGAAGAAGTCGCGTCATTTCCTGCGGGCGAGCACGATGACATGGTGGACTCGATGACTCAGGCCCTGCTGCGGTATCGACGGGGTGGGTTTATTCAGTTGGCCTCTGACGAGCCAGATGAGCCGACATATCACCGCAAACGCGAGTACTACTGAGGATTATTGAATGGCTACCAACATCGACAAGGCTCTTTACTCGCCGACCCCCGGACTGTCTGGACTGCCCGGACTTGATGCGGAACCGATTGAGATCGAGATTGAGAACCCCGAGTCAGTCACTATTGGTATGGGGGGTATGGAGATCAGCCTGCTGCCTGACCAAGAGATGGGCGACGATGAGTTTGACGCCAATCTGGCGGAAAACATGGACGAGGGTGAGTTGGACTCAATCGCTGCGGAATTGATCAGCGATTACAACGACGACATCTCCAGCCGACGGGATTGGATTCAGACCTATGTAGATGGTCTGGAGTTGCTGGGCATGAAGCTGGAAGAACGCTCCGAGCCGTGGGAGGGTGCCTGTGGTGTGTACCACCCCATGCTGGCTGAGGCGCTGGTGAAGTTCCAGTCCGAGACCATGATGAGTACGTTCCCCGCTGCTGGGCCGGTGAAAACCAAGGTCATCGGTAAAGAGACCCCGGCTAAGAAGGCTGCTTCCGAGCGTGTCCGTGAGGACATGAATCACCAGTTGACGGACGTGATGACCGAGTACCGGCCTGAGCATGAGCGCATGCTCTGGGGTCTGGGGCTGGCGGGGAATGCGTTCAAGAAGGTGTACTTCGACCCGCACCTGAAGCGGCAGGTGTCCATGTATGTGCCTGCTGAGGACATCGTGGTGCCGTTTGGAGCGAGCGATCTGGCCTCGTCCCCCCGGGTAACGCACGTCATGCGTAAGGGTGAGAATGAACTGCGACGGCTTCAGGTCGGCGGGTTCTACCGGGACATTGATCTGGGTGACCCCAATAACATTCTGGACGAGGTTGAGAAGAAGATCGCCGAGCGTCTGGGGTTCCGGGCGACCTCGGACGAGCGGTACAAGCTGCTGGAGATGCAGGTCGAGTTGGACCTGCCGGGGTATGAGAACGAGGACGGCATCAAGCTGCCGTACATCGTCACTATTGAGAAGGGCTCATCGAAGATTCTGGCAATCCGTCGTAACTGGCAGCCGGATGATGACTCTTATACCAAGCGAAACCACCTCGTTCACTACGGCTACATCCCCGGATTTGGGTTCTATTGCTTCGGTCTGATTCACCTGATCGGGGCATACGCCAAGAGCGGAACCTCACTGCTGCGCCAGTTGGTCGATGCGGGCACTCTGGCTAACTTGCCGGGTGGCTTCAAAGCGCGAGGAATGCGGGTCAAGGGCGACGACACCCCTGTCAGCCCGGGTGAGTGGCGAGATGTAGACGTGCCGAGCGGCACGATCCGGGACAACCTGCTGCCCCTGCCATATAAAGAACCTAGCCAGACACTGGCTGGGTTGATGGACAAGATCATTGAGGAAGGCCGTCGGTTCGCCAACACGGCTGACCTTCAGATCAGTGACATGTCGGCACAAGCCCCCGTCGGGACGACGCTGGCGATTCTTGAGCGCACACTCAAGACCATGAGTGCTGTGCAGGCTCGCATCCACTACTCGATGAAGCAGGAGTTGGTGCTGCTGCGGGACATCATCAGGGACTACACCCCTGAGGAGTACGCCTACGAGCCCGATGCTGGTGACAGGAAGGCCAAGAAGTCTGACTACGACGACGTGGATGTGATCCCCGTCAGTGACCCGAACGCGTCCACCATGGCGCAGAAGATCACGCAGTATCAGGCGGTGTTCCAGTTGGCGCAGGCGTCGCCCCAGTTGTACAACATGCCGCTGCTGCACCGCCAGATGCTCGACGTTCTGGGCGTCAAGGACGCGGACAAATTGGTGCCGATGGCTGAAGATCAGCGACCGACCGATCCGGTCAGCGAGAACCAGAATGTGTTGATGATGAAGCCGGTCAAGGCGTTTGCCTACCAAGATCATCAGGCACACATCATGGTCCACATGTCGGCCATGCAGGACCCGAAGATCGCTCAGTTGTTGCAGGGTAATCCGATGGCCCAGCAGTTGCAGTCGGCCATGATGGCGCACATCAACGAGCACCTTGGGTTTGAGTATCGCAAGCAGATTGAGCAGCAGCTTGGGTTTACGCTGCCCCCGCAGAAGGACGAGGCGGGTGAGGACGTGCCGATGGACCCGGCAGTTGAGGCCCAGTTGGCTCCGGTCTTGGCTCAGGCCGCGCAGCGCCTGCTCACTCAGAACCAGCAGCAGATCGCTCAGCAGAAAGCCCAGCAGCAGATGCAGGACCCGCTGTTGCAGATCCAGATGCAGGAGCTTCAGATCAAGCAGGCCGACCAGCAGCGTAAGGCTCAGAAAGACCAGACTGATGCGGTGCTCAAGGCCCAGCAGATCCAAGTTGAGCGCGACCGTATTGCTGCGCAGCAGCAAACGGAAGATAAGCGGGTCAAGACAGACATGCTCAAGACCGCTGTTCAGATGAGCAACGACAAGAATGCTCGGATGATCGACGTTGGTGTGGACATGCTCAAGCACATGTCCGTGCAGAACCAAGAGAAAAAACTGCGCCAGATGCAAGAGCGGTTTCAGGCGCGGCAAGTCAAACAACCAACTAAGGAGAACGAATGAGTCCGCTAGAAGTATTGATCGACCAAACTAACGAGAAGATTGATCAGATCAAAGAGTTCATGGCTGCTGGACGGGCTCAGACGTTTGAGGATTATCAGAAAATGTGCGGTGAGATTAGGGGTCTGCTGACCGCACGTAGTTACGCCCAAGACCTTCAATCCAATCTGGAGAATATGGATGAGTGAAATTCTGCTGGCTACAAACCCCAGCAATCCGCAGGTAGTCGGGGCATACCGCCCTGATGCGTCTGCTCAAGAGAAGGCCCGCCAACTCCCCAAGCCAAGCGGCTACCGCATTCTGTGCGCGATTCCCGAGGCAGATAAGGAGTTTGAGGACAGTGAAGTTGGCCTTATTAAGGCTGATCTGACCCTCAGAAACGAAGAGATTCTGACGACGGTGCTGTTTGTCGTTGATCTCGGGCCTGACTGCTATAAGGACGCGACTCGGTTCCCGAGCGGTCCGTGGTGCAAGAAGGGTGACTTCATCCTTGTTCGCCCACACGCAGGTACCCGCCTACTCATCCATGGTCGGGAATTCAGAATCATCAATGATGATTCGGTCGAGGGGGTTGTTGAAGACCCTCGTGGCATTAAACGTAAGTGAGGAGGACAAAATGCCTCAGATGGACGCAGAAGAATTTAAGTTCCCTGATGAAGTAAGTCAGGGTAAACCCGACGCCAAGGCGGCGTCTGAGATCGAAATTGAGATCGAGGACGATACCCCACCCGAGGATCGTGGGCGTACCCCCATGCCCAAGGAATTGGTGCAGGAACTTGAGCAGGACGAGCTTGATTCCTATGACGAGGGGGTCAAAACCAAACTCAAGCAGATGCGTAAGGTTTGGCACGACGAACGGCGAGAGAAAGAAGCCGCGTTGCGCGAACAGCAGGAGGCACTGGCGTTTGCCAAGAACCTGCTTGAAGAAAACAAACGCATCAAAAGCATTCTGACTACCGGCGAGAAACAGTACGTCGAGACGATTCAGAGTGCGGCGACTCTTGAACTAGATGCGGCCAAGCGGGCATACAAAGAAGCGTATGAGGCTGGTGACGCAGATAAACTGATTGACGCACAGCAGGCACTTCAGACGGCCAACCTTAAAGTACTTCAAGCGAAGAATTTTAAGATGCCCTCTTTACAAGAGTCTTCTGCTGATGTAGAAAGTAATACTGAATCGCAGTCCTTCACTCCTAGCGCCCCAAAACCGGATCAAAAAGCTGTTGCGTGGCAAGAACGTAACACTTGGTTTGGTAAGGACGAGGAAATGACCGCCACTGCGCTTGGGTTGCACCAAAAACTCATGCGTACTGGGGTTGAAGTTGGCTCCGATGAGTATTACCGCACATTGGACAAAACGATGCGCAAACGGTTCCCGGAAGCATTTGACGATGCTGAGGCAGCCGAAGAACCGAGGCAACAGCCCGCGAAGCCAAAAGCGAGCACGGTTGTAGCTCCGGCGGTACGAAGCACATCTTCAAACAAGATCCGGCTTCGTGAGAGTCAAGTAAATCTCGCTAAAAAACTTGGACTGACGCCCGAGCAGTACGCCAAGGAAGTGCTTAAATTGGAGTCCCGAAATGGCTGAAAACCGCATTACTCGTGAATTGGAGTCCCGTGAACTCAAGGCCCGTCCTAAACAGTGGATGCCGCCTGAACTTCTGCCTGAGCCTGACAAACAGCCCGGGTTTGAATATCGCTGGATTCGTACTTCGACCCTCAACGCTGCTGACCCGCGCAATATCTCGGCCAAACTCCGGGAAGGCTGGGAGCCGGTGACCATCGAAGAGCAGCCCAAGTTTCGTTTGTTGGCCGACCCGCAATCGCGGTTCAAGGACAACATCGAGATTGGCGGGCTGTTGCTGTGTAAAACCCCGCGTGAGTTCGTCGAGCAACGCAACGAATACGTTGATAAGCAGACGCAATCTCAAACGGAAGCTGTTGACAACAACCTTATGCGTCAGAATGACCCGCGCATGCCGCTCTTCAAGGAGCGCAAATCGGGAACTTCTTTCGGTAAGGGCGTCTAATCAATCTTAGGAGTCTTAAATGTCCTACCCGACTGTTTCGGCACCCTATGGGTTCCGGCCTGTCAATCTGATTGGCGGGCAGGTGTTCTCGGGCTCAACCCGTGAATACGCCATTGACTACAACTACAACACGGCCATCTACTATGGCGATTTTGTCCAGCTTTCGAGCGGATACATCACCATTCTGGCTAACACCATCTCCGGTAATGCGGCGGTTGGCGTGTTTCTTGGTTGCACCTACACCGATCCGGTGAGCAAGCAGAAGCGCTTCTCGCAGTACTACCCCGGCAACGTCACCTCTGGCGACATCAAAGCCATCGTGTGTGATGACCCCGATACGGTGTTCAAGTGCGCCGTTGTGACCGCTGCTGGTACCGCCACCATCTCGTCTGCCACCCAGTC